CATCAAGATGTTGCAGAGCCTCAAGCAGGACCAGCTGAGGCTTTCCCAGCTGCAGGCAAGGCCTCCCATAAAGCGCACCGAGGGGCTGCGGGTGAACTTCACACCAAGCGGCTTCACAGACATCACGCCGGGCGCCGACTTCGCACCGGTGCAGGTGGTGGGAAACCTCGCATGGACCGAGAACCAGATAGCACTCTACCGCCAGCAGATCGACGCCAGCTATCACAAGGACTTCTTCCTTGCGCTGATGAGCAATCTCGAGCGCGTGAAGACCGCCACCGAGGTAAACGCACTCATGGACGAGAAAAGCGCCATCATGAGCAGCTTCTTCTCCAGGCTCTCGCACGAGTTCATTGAACCGATCCTGGAGGCTGTGTACGACCTGGAGATGCAGGCGATGCGCACCCCCGCCCCTCCGCTCTCATTGCCAAAGCAGATGCTGAGGATCGACTTCGTCAGCCCGTCGTCGATGATCCAGAAGCGTGCGCTCACGTTCAACACCACCAAGCAGTTCCTGGCTGAGCTGCTCTCGATCGCAGAGCTCAACCCAGCCGTTTTCGACAAGGTCAATCTTGACAGATATGTGGAGGTAGCCGGTGAGGGGTACAACGTCGATGAGAAAATCATCAAGAGCGACAAGGAAGTCGCAGCCATCAGGGTTGCTAGGGCTCAGCTCCAGCAGCAGCAGCTCAGCTTCCAGAACCAGGTCGAGGCCACCAAGGCTGGTGCGCAGGGATACAGCGCAGCATCCAAGGCCCCGGAGAAGGGAAGCCCGGCCGAGGCCGCTTCCAGAGGAGGTGGGATGTGACAACGCGTGAACGACAGGCGTGGCGCAACACGTTCGGCTCTCCAGACGGGAGGGCCGTACTCGCCGACATTCTCAACCGGCTCGGATTTTTTGCAGACGACCAGTATGCGGTCAAGCCAGAGCTCATTGCCGCTGCAAACTGGATGCTCGGCAGGCTCGGGGCCAGGACCTATACAAATCTGCAGGCGTACACCGACGCGATCATCGATTGCGGAGGCCTGCAGGATACCGAAGATGAAGGAGACGAATGATGTTTGTATTGCAAAGACTCATGCTCATCATGATGGCCGCCGATGCGGGCGGAGATGGGGGGTCCCCCACTCCTGCCGCACCACCGGCTGATGCGGGATCGGGAAGCCAGACACCCCCTGAGGGACAGGATGCAGGCGGCCAGAAACCACCTGCCGCAGAGCCGCCAAAGGATGCTCCGCAGCTCCCCAAATTCTCCAGCCAGCTCTCCCCCGCCAAGCGGGACAGCGAGGAGTACCAGAAATACATCTACAAGCATGGCGATCTCAACGAGCTGGCAGACGACTACGTGGCGCTGAACAAGCGCTTGGAGCGTTCATTGGAGCTTCCCGGCAAGGATGCGAAGCCGGAGGAGGTGAAGGCCTTCCTGCAGAAGCTCGGAGTGCCCGAGGACGAGAAAGGCTACAAGCTCGACACATCCCTGGTTGAGAAGAATCCGCTCTACAAGGACATGGAGACCGAGATGCGCAAGCAGTTCTACCGTTCGGGGCTGACACAGCGGCAGGCGCAGGGAATGTGGAGCCTGCTCTCCGAGGGGTTCAAGGAGGCCACGACCTACATGGACAAGCAGAAGCAGCAGCAGGCGCAGACATTCGATGCAAGGCTCGCAGCCACCCTGGATAAGACATACCCGGTCAAGAGCGAGCGCGATGCGGCCATGACCGAGACGGCAACCCTGTTCAAGCAGCACCTGCAGCGCACCGGGCTCGGCCAGCTCTACAAGGACAGCGGGCTGATCTACAACCCGCAGTTCGTCATGGCCATGGCCGCCGAGGAGAAATCCCGGAGCGGAGGTTCATTCGTGCAGGGAAACCCGGGCGGGAGACAGGAGGAGTCATACGGAGCATTCGGGTCCAGCTACTCGAAGGACTTCATCAAGGAGACAGGCCGCAAGTAGCGGCAGGAGGGAAATATCATGGGAATTTTGGACGACATCCTGGCAGTCATACCGGCAGACGAGAAAAAGAATGATGCAGGGGCCGGCCCCACCCCTCCTGCAGACGCGGGCAATCCCAATGAAGAGGCGGAATCCGGCTGGTACGGCAAGCAGTTCCGCGAGACGTACATGGAGCCAAAGCAGCCGCAGTAATCGCTGTTGCAACTGCATCCGGGTAGGTCTGATAATCAAAACAGGCAGCAACGGGACTTGTCGTATGCTTCTGGTGTACCGAGTAGGGAACCATACGGGGCTGAATGATGAGGAAACGGAGGCCGGTTTCATACAAATCTAATAGTTTGTGAGGTACAAACATGGCAACCATTGTTTCAACACAGGCGATGAACATCGTAGAGGCCCAGAAGCGTGAGGGATACAAGGATTCCTTGTCCTTCCTCGCCAACCTGGTCAAGAAGAACGATTTTCTCAACGTGGCTCCCTGGTACGAATCCAGTGACGGCGCATTCCACAAGTGGCTCGAGGCTGCACGGCTCGGAAAGGGCGGTTTCACCAAGGCCAACGAGGCGGTACCGAAGATCAGTTCCGGCTCCGACCAGAAAGTCGAGCCGATCGCCTTCTACCAGGCCGACTCGAGCGGGGCCGACGTAGGGCACAAGACCGCAAAAACCACGGTCAAGGTGCGCGACAGCGAGGACCTTGCAACCCTCGAGGGATTCACGCAGGACTGGCTCTACCAGCTCATGTACGGGAGCAACGAGGTCGAGGGGTTCCAGGGGCTTGCGGCCCGTAGGGCGGTACTCAACGATTATGTATTCACTGCAGGGGGAAGCGGGAGCGACCTTACCAGCCTCTGGCTATTCGAGCTGGGTGAACGCGGATTCAACCTGCGCTACCCGTCCGGCACGCAGCCAGGAATCTCGGGTCAGGACCGCGGGCTCAACAACGTTCCCGTACCGGTAGGCACCGGGCAGTTCTGGGCGTGGATCAGGCACTACGAGATCGCCGCAGGCATGGAGATCGTCAACCAGAAATCGATGCTCAGGATGGCCAACATCGAGAGCGGCGGAACCGACATCAGCCCGAACGTCTTCATCAAGATGAAGAACCAGCTGCCGAACGTCGGCCGTGACGCCGTGGGGTTCTGCAACCGAACCGCCCATGCACTGATCGAGACAGGCGCCTACAACAAGACCAACGCCGCCTACTCCATCCAGGACATCGAGGGCTTCGGTCCTGTCGCACGTGTGGTGGGAGTCCCGATCCTTTTCTGGGAAGGCATCCTCGACACCGAATCAGCAGTTACTGCATAAGTAATTGCATTGCAAGGAGTTGCAAAATGAGAGATAAACTTTTGATGTTTGGTGCTGCGGCTCTCGCCACCAAGGAAACGACTGTATACTGTGCGGATGTGCTCGACTTCAACACCCCTGCCACCCAGTACACGGGTAGGATGGGGAACGTCAACGTGGTGTTCCAGGCTGATGCTGCGTTCGCCGCAACAGACGGGTACATCCCCATCCTGCTCCACAGCGACGACAACAGCACCTTCACCGCGCTGCTCACCGGTCCCGAGATCACCGCACCCGTTTCCGGTCAACAGTACTCGATGCCGATGCCGGTATCGCACGGCAGGTATCTCAAGGCAGGATTCACCCCGAAGAGCTCTGGCACCTTCACCGCGAAGGCCGCGAGCGCTTGGATTGAACTCGGAAAATAACACAGGAACCTCCTTTTGTGTGGCGGCGGCTTGCGGTTCGCCCGGCCGCCGCCTTTCTTGGGGGATGTCAAGGAGAGCACCATGAAGGTGATTTGCAAACAGACCTGCTACCATTCAAAATCATGCCGGAAGTACGACCAGGGCTCGGCATACGAAATCGACGACAAGACTTTCAAGACCATGCTCGACCATGGAATGGCCAAGTATTTCGCCACTGCGGACGGGAAGGACATCCCGGACCCGCTCAAGAAGGATAAATAGCCATGGCATCACCGCTGTCCTATGACGCACAGTGGGTCACACTGGCAAACCGTGCCCTGCTGCGGATAGGCAGCGAGCAGATATCGACGCTTGATGAGGGGGTGCCGAGGGCGAACTACTGCTCCCAGCTCCTCCCACAGGCGATCGAGACGGTATATTCGTCATACCATTGGCGCACTGCATCGAAGCGCGTGCAACTCGCACCGCTTGCAGATGCACCGGCTTACGGATATGCATACCAGTTTGCACTTCCGTCAGACTGTGCACTGATCAGGTCTGTTGAATGCGACGGCGCATACTCGATCAGCGACAACAAGATCCTCACCGATTCGGTTGCGGTGTACGTATCATATCTCGCACTGCCTGCAAACCCGTCGGACATGCCGGTGGTAGTGCGCGACCTTGTGGTGCGGCAGCTCGCATACCTGATCAGCATGCCGATACTGCGCAACGACGGGGCATCGAACAGGCTCCTGCAGGAATACTATCAGGCATACGCGCAGGCGGTGGCCAAGGACGGAATTGCACAATACCAGGACGATGAGGACCATCCCTGGTACGACGAGAACCGATAAGGAGCCCGACCGTGCCAAGCTATACGATACTGCAGAACAACTTCATCTCCGGGGAGCTGAACCCCATGATGGAAGGCCGGCTGGACAGTGAAAAATACCAGACTGGCCTTTCCGTATGTGAGAATTTCATACCAACCCGCCTCGGCTCCCTGGTGAAAAGGCCGGGAACCAGGTATGTGGCGACGCTTGCAGGAATCACCAATGCCCGGCTCGTGCTCTTCGATGCAGGGGTGAACGGCAAGTTCATGGCAGAGTTCAGCCCGCTCAAGATAAGGTTCTGGACGCAGGCGGGGGCGCTTGTGATGCACGCAGGTTCCCCGTTCGAGATTGTCACCACCTATGCATCCGCAGAGCTCTCTGAACTCTCCTGCGTGATGAACAAGGGCGTGATGTACATCGTCCACCACAACCACAAGCCTGCAATGATAAGCCTGGACTCCACCTACCCGTTCAAGCTCACCGAGCCCGCCTTCACCGGGGGCCGGACATTCAGCGCGGCAGGCGACTACCCTTCCTGCCAGGCGTTCAAGGGCGGACGGTGGTACCTGGCTGCCACCGACAACGAGCCGAACTCGATTTTTGCTTCACGCACCCCTGACTCGACGACCGGTGACAGGTTCACCGACTTCACCTTCAGCGAGATCATAGAGGGGGCGGTCACCG